AGTAAGTTCTTTAGCAGCAGGTTTAGCAGCAGGTTTAGCAGCAGGTTTAGCAGCAGGTTTAGTTGCAGGTTTATTATAAGGTCTAGATACGTCATTTACAAAGGCTTTTACTGCCTTTTGACCTTCTGGTGATAATTTTTGAATCTGAGGTTTAGGTGTAGGTTTAGGTGTAGGTTTAGCACCAGGTTTAGGTGCATAAGCTAGAATAGGTTTATTATTAGATTTAGCTGAAGGAGAAAAACTATTTAAAAATTTTTGTGTGTCAACTGGTGTTGATTTTTGTGTAATAGTTTTTACTATAGCGGGTTTTACATAAGTACTAACTGCAGGATTAGTAATTTTTTTAGTATATGGATCTTTAGTACCACCCGTCTGGTATTTCATTTTAGATGAACCACCCTTTTTCATCATTGATTTACCATACATGGCTTTAGTTAACTTTTTCATTTTTATTTTAATTTTATGAATTCCACAATTTTTCAACAGAAGCTGTAAGATCTTTAAGAATATCTTCATTTAAAGGATTCTTAAAATATTCTACAATATCTGAAACATTTCTACCAAGTAAGCTATTAGACTTAGCATGATAAATATGTCCATCTGCCTTACTAATAATATACTTAAAAAATATGGAATCACGAACAATTGACTTAATTTTTAATGTTTCCATATCCATTCCTACTGCATCTAAGAAAGATTTTGCTGCTCTTTCTTTATTACTTTCTCCTCCTTCACCATTTATATATAAATCCATGTTTTCATAAATGACATCATTTGGAGTAGATTTTCTATATTGTGTACTATTAATGTCTACTACTTTAGCAATATAGAATAGTTTTGTACTGTTTTTATCAAATAACTTTTGTAATTCAGAAAGTGCTTTATTGCGCATTTTCTTATACTCTGTTCTGATCATTACAGTTTCTTCTTCTTTATCTAGATAAAATTTTGGTGGTTTAGATTTTGATCTTGCATCATCATAACTTTTTGCTACAATTGAAAATCCCCCAGCTTCAATAGCATAAATTTTAATTCTATCAAAAGGATCTTTTGGATCTAAGTATACAGGTTCATTACCACATTTTAGATCTATTTTATTCCAGAATTCTTTGTTATTTGGAGAAAGTAATTTTACTTTATTCCAAAAGTCTTTATCATCTGGATCTATAACATTTGCTGCTAGTTCTCTTTCTAACTCAGCAACTGCTGTTCTAATTTCTCTTACTTTAGCTTCTTTTTGTTCTGTTGGTAACATTTTAATTTCAGGTGCAAATTCATTTAAACCTGTTATATATCTAATTACCCCATTAACTTCTAAACAAGCCAGTTGTTCATGATGTTTTACACCATCAAACAATACTTGTTTATAGTTTTCTAATCCCATATTAGAAGAATTACTGTCAAAGAACGTTCTAATAGCAATAGCTGTTTTTCTACTGGTGGCAGCTTTATTAATTTCCACCATTGTAAATTCTGAATTTTCCATTTTTTGTTGTTGGTTTTAAGTTAAAAAATTTAGTAAAAAAAGGGGGCCAGCCAAGTGTCGCTACCCCCTTTTTTACTTTCCTATCTATTATAGAGATCCACCAGTGATTGGGTTTCTCATAACAATTTTCAAGACTTTAGTTGGGTCTTTTACCCAAATAGCTGGCATTGTTTGAGACATCATCACACGGTATCCGTTGAATTGTCCAGAAGACTGGAATCCTTGAGTTCTACCCATGTAGTCCATAGTACCATTTTGATACCACCACTTCAATTGGTTATCCCAAGAAAGTTTTAACATATAGATATTATCATTAGTGTTATCAGTAATATCAAAGATGATAAAGCTATAAGAAGATAATGGGAAACCATCAATGATTGGGTTCTCAATATCATTTGTATGAACATTGTCAAATGCTGGGTTAAGAACAAATTTAACATTTGCCAAGAATGGAATTACATATGAAGTATAAGCAAATCCAAAGTTTAAGTCCATACCTTTACCAGTGATAGCACCAATATCAGCTGCCTGAATTAACAAACCTGAAGAGATAGCTTCTTGTTTGATAGCTTCATTAACCATACGCATACAACCCATACCAGTTTGTACAATAAGAGATCTTTTTGGATCTGGTCCTTGGAACTCAACCTTACCATTGAAGAAGTTATAAATTTCTCCGCGGAACAAGTCAAGAGTAAAGTTATTTTTATTATATACTCTTTTAAATGCATTGTTCAACTGTTGCCAAAGTCCAACAGATAATCTAATATCATCTGGACCATCTTGTCTAACTTTACCTCCTTGTCCCCACATTAAGTAAGTTTCAATATCAGTAGCAATTTTGCTCAAGTGAGCTGCTTCCATATTTGTCAAGAAAGTTCTAGAAAGATCTCCATTGTCAAATGCTTTTTTAACAGCATCTTTACCCATAACTTTAACCATATCCTCTAGAGATGTAACAGATGGATCTAAAACATTTTTATCAAATGTTCTCCAGATTTCAGTTACAGGAACTGTACCATCTGCATTCATACCACCTTTGATCATTAAATCTGCTCTAGAAGAGATAGAGTAATGTACGTGAGCTTCAGCACCACCAACAAAGTTATAGTATTCACGGAAACCAGCTTGAGTAATGATGTCAGAAAATCTTTCACCATATTCTCCTCTTGCTGAACCTTTTCTAAACATTCTTGTACCATTTGCAAGGTATTTATTGTCTAGAAATTTATTGTTATCATTGTTTACCAATTGAACAGTATAGATATAACCATCACCCATTGGAAGAATGTCTTCATCTGTAATGTACATTTCTACACCATTGTATTTGTCATAGGTAATGATATCACCATGACCAAATTCCCTACGGCTTAATTTAAGTTTGAAGGTTGTGCCATCAATACCTTTAAAAGTATTAGTAGCCTCAATATCTTCAATTACATATGGAAGATCTGTAGAGACGGGAGTCTGCCACTTATACTCTCCACGAGCATTATCTACCATAATTACATTTTTGCCACCAAAGCTAGAAAGCTGGTAAAGGGGCATTTCTACTTTTTGAGCCATAGCCCAAAGGTCTACTGGACCTAAATCCATAGGTTCAGCATCTTTTAACATATTCACTAAGTGATAAGAGTCTACATGCGATGAAGCTTGGTAGGCTGTGTCCCTTAGGAATATCCCATTGTTTAAAATTGGAGTTGCCATTTTTATATTTATTTAATTGTTACTAGTTAAAATCTCTTGAAGAAGCCTCCTCTTGAGATGGTTTTTTGTGGTTTGCTTGTTTTTGTTTTAGAATCATATTCTCTATCATCATTAACAGAAGAAGTAAGTTTTCTAGACTGTTCTGTTTTTAATTGCCTTACTGTTTTTTCTACTGTTTCTTTAGATCCTTGTTCTCTAATTTTATTTTTATATCCATTTGGATCTGCAAGTAGCCATAGTGCTTCAGCAATCAAATCATGTTTTGGTTCTACAAACTGATATTTTTCAAGTAAATGTCCTAATAAGTTTGTAGGTTTTCCAGAAATAGAAGGATAATTTGGTTGAACAAGACCTGAGTATAACATACTTTGAACTTTTTTATCAAGTTTTAATCCGCCAATTTCACCATTTATAAGTGTATTATAAATATTATCTGTGTATTGTTTAGCTGCTTCTTCCTGTTGTTCTTTCTTATATTCTTGTTCTGCTAGTTGCCTTGCAATAATTTCCTCTTGCATTCTATCTAGCTTTGGTTTAAACTGATTAGCTTTTTGAGCTAATCTATCCATATCTTTCCAGTCATTAATTTCCTCTTCAATTTCTTCAGCTGTTCCAAAGTTTGTAGCATATAAATATTGTCTTGCAATTTCTGCTTGATCATATTCATCATTAGGATCTAACTGTCTCATCTCTTCTACTTGAGCAAGAGTTCTGAATAAACCTTTAAGATCTTGACCACCATCTGCTACATATTTAGCTGCATATTGAAGTTCTTCAGGTAATGCATTAAAAAACTCTTTTGGAGTATTTTCTCTAACAGCATTTTCTCTTTCTTGAAAATTTGCTTCAAATAGTTCACGGAAATCTTTTGTAGTATATTCTTCTAATGGTTTATCATCATCAAAAGGTACTAAAGATCCTTCCTCAATCATTTTTTGTGCTAGTTCAGCAAGACCTGATTTATCAACTTTAGGCCTTCCTTTATTACCAGCATCTTCTTCTTGAGTAATTAAACTATCTAACTCAGCTATAGTTTCTTCTACTTCTTCTTTCTTTGCTGCTTCTTCTTTAGAAGCAGGCTTGTCAAGGAACGATGTGTCTACAGTTTCTTTAGAAAACATAGACTTAGGTTTTTCTTCTTCTGCTGGGAGCATTACGTTTTCTGCTCCTGGCATTCCAAACATTTCATCAATGTTTATATCAACTTGTTCTACCTTTGTAGAATCCTGAACCTGATCTTTTTCAGATTCTTTTTCTAATTTATCCATATGTGTTGGTTTTGTTTACAATTTAATATAAGCAATAAACTTGAAAAATTTATTATAAAATATTTATTTTTTGTACTATATAGCTAAGTGTTTTATTTTTCTTTATTGCTTTTATTATCATATCTATTTTTATTTTCTCTAGCTATTTGTAATTGTTTATCAGCTATTTCTTTTTGTGCTTGAATTTTTTCTCTTTCAATATCTATTTTTTGAGATTGTCTTAAATTTTCATTAGTTTGTTTTTCTTTTTGTATATCTGTTTGTTGTTGATATTGCTCACTGGCTCTAATTTCTTTCATAGCATCATCATAATCAGATATTTGATTTTTATTTATATCTGCCATAGAGCCATAACCAGCAGCTTTAATTTCAGCAACTAATATATCTCTTTGTCTATCTTTTTCTTTTTCCATTGCTTGTGCATCAAGTTTCATTTTTTCAGTTTCTTGTTGAGACTGAATTTGTTGTTGTTGCATTTGCTGTTGTTGCTGAAGCTCTTGTTGTTTTTGTTGTGTTTGTTTTTCTTCAGAAGACTTAAGAGCATTATTAAGTTCAGCAATTGAATCAGATTGAACAATTTTACCAAGATCATAAATTGAAGCCCCGGTAGTATTATTTTGCATAGCCATTTGTTTTAATTGTTCAAGTATTGCTCTTTGGTTAGCAGTAGTTGAACAAAATATGTTCAAATCTCTCATTAAAAGATCTGTTCCATTTATTTCAAAATTGACTTTTTCATCTGCTGTAGTAGTATATGTTAATCTTGAAGAGGGTTTGGTTGAGTTATAATATTGTGCTAAGTCAGTTCTCATTTGATGCACTCTTGGCATTAAATAATCACAGTGTTGAATAAAGAAAACTTCAGTCTGAGCATAAGATGCTGCTGTTGCCTGCTCTATACCTGTAGCTGTCATTTGAGATAATTGTTGACCCATTCTTTGTGGATTAACACCAATTACTTCATAAGCTTGTTGTTTAAAGTGATTAGCCAATTGAATTCTAGACATTAATCTTTCAGTTTGTGAAAGATCTAGTTTTTGAAAGTGTTGAAAATTTAATGAATTTTCAGTATTTGTAATAGATGTATCTAAAGGTAGCATTTGAAAATTTTTCATTGCTACATAGGCTTTTGCATAATTACCTTTACCCCAATCTTCTCCAAGAGAATGTTTAGGTAAAGTATTTTGATCCAACATGATAATAGTACCAAGTTCATCTACTAAAATATCTGCAATCTGATTATTTACAATATTATATCCAATCTGATATGGCTTCATTAAATCAAGTAGTGCCGTTGACTTTGTATTTCTATCTGAAAATACAGAACCTTCTACTGGTAATTTACAACCGTATAAACTTTGATCACCTTTAAATTGAAATTTTAAGGGTCCAATTTTATTTTTTTGAATGCCAATATATATTGGAGAAAATCCTCCTGGATTATTCATACCCCAAAATGATGGAATATTAGGACCAATTTTGATACCACCCCAAACTTCATTAATCCAAATCCAATCTATATGTTCTCCATAAACTAAATTATCTTTTGTTTTATTTTTAAACATTCTAGTATCATAAATTGGCTTATCAGTAATTTCATATTCTTCAGTTACTATTTCATTTACTACTTTACCATCATCACTAATTTTAGTTAAATGCCCAACTCTTTTTTGAGATTTCCAATAAGCTTGAGTAACTCTTAATAAGTATGCTGTACCTTGATCAAAATAATCTTCTCCTTGAGATAATATTTGATTTATAATATCTCCACCATCAGTAATTGAATTTGCTACAGCTGTTGTATATTGTCTATATGCAAGAGATGGCATATTAACATTCCATTCATGAGACTTAGTTCCATCATAATATGTACCGTCATTTTGATATCCTCCAACTATATAACCACCAGATCTAATAGGATATACAGCTTCTAATGCTTTTAATTGTTCTTCAGTCATTATATATCCAAACTTATCAATTACATCTGATACAGTGAACATATCTATTTTTCCTACCCAGTTACCTTGAGATATATATCTAGCATCTGGAGATTTATGATAAAAAGTGACTACTGGATTCCATAATTCTACTTCATAATCATCTTCCATCATGTTAAAATGCCAGAATTCTCTATCTGTAATAAGCATATCTCTAAATGCTCTTTCTTCTAATTCATCTATTTTAAATCTTTCAACATCCACTTTGTGCTGATGAGATGCCCATTGTTCTATCATTGATCTATAATCTTTCTTAAAAAAAGATTCTATTTCAGGAAGAGTTTTAAGATTTTCTGGTGATGTTTGTTGTTGAGCTTCTGGAGAATTAGGATCTAGTCCTTGTTCTAATAATGCTGTAACAATTTTCATTTGCGCATCTGCTAAAAGAGTTTCTTCCACCATTTTTCTTTTTTCTTCTAGCATCTCATTATATGAGAACTCATCTACTGCGCGGTAAGTTAGTTTAGTAGATCTTTTAGCAAATTCTGCTACTAAAACATTAATAACATTTGGAATAATAGGATAAAATTTAAGTTCTAATGCTGTTGCTTCTTCTCTTGTTAGTAGTTCAACTATATCTCTATATTCATTGTTTTCTTCAATAATGTAGTCTGATCTATCTATAATACCTTTTGCAAGTTTGTAATTTTTCATTAACCTTCTTGCATTTCTACGAATTTGCTTAAGGCCATTCCATTCTAACCAATCTAAATTCCAAGCAGCCCATTCTGGATCTTTATCTTTTTTAGATAAAAATTGCAAAGGTTGAGTAATACTACCCATCCTATTTTGCTCTGTCTTAGCTCCTTTTTTTATTTGTAATGCGTTATATACTTGCATAGTTATTTTATATTTTTAAATGGTGATTTTTTAAAAGTTTGAACATTTGTTAATCCTTTATTATTACCCATATGTCTAAATGGACCACTACTTAATTTAAATAAATTTTCCGACTTTTGCAAGTTTTTAGCAGCATCGTCCATTATTGTTCTTTTTGCATATCCTCTATTAGATTGTTGTATTCTCATAAAAGCAATTAATGCAGTAAATGCTACAAGTCTATCCACGTTTAAACCCTCTACATATTCTTGCATTTCTCTAATTAACATGGGATCTGGAATTCTTTCTATTCCATATTTAGTTCTTACTATTGTTCCATCTGGTTTTGTTTCTATATCTAATTCTTCTTTGCAATACTCAATAGCATAACTAAGCATATGTGACTTAAATAAGTTACCTGTGTTTCTCCAACCATACTCCTGGTAAACGTTAGTATTTGCACCAAGATCTTTAAGAAACATAATCTGTCCTTTTGGTACAAGATATTTTTGCTTTTTTCTAGATATCATGTATTGAATAAAAAGAGAAATATTACTTTCTATCAATGCCCATGCATTATACCATTCTATTATAAGTTCTAATCTTTGATGAGTTTTATTGATATCATCAAATCTACCACACCATGCAGCTACTATTTTATCTTGTTCTAGATAAGTTTCTGTTTCTATGCCAGTTACTTTAGTTACTTCAACTGGAGCTTTCATTACATATATGGAACATAATGATTCTGAGGTAGTTGTCTTTCCTTCTGATACAGGGTCAATAGATGCATAATACTGACCAAATGTTGGATCTTTAATTGGTCTTTCCCAAACAACAAGAGTTCCTGTTTTATCTTCTAGTTTTTTAGATACAGGAAACTCCATTATTGGTAGTTTACTTGTTTCTCTTACTGCAGGTTTACCATTTTCATCAGTATATATATCTAAGAATTCATATGCATATTCTTTTTCTTCTATTCTTCTTCTTTGTGCTGCCACCAAATGTGGGGGAAAAACAGATACTGATCTATGTGCAAAAGCCTCTTCAATGTTTCTTGGATGTTGGGATATTCTTAATTGATAGTCTTCCGGAGATAATTCTTTCTTCCATTTTTCAAACTGCTCTTCTAAGGCAGTCAAAGCTTCTTCAACAAGTGAGTTACCATATTGATCTATATATGGCGGCATAGACCATTGTTCTGGAATAAATAATCCTGAGAGACCTTCAGTACCTTTACTATCTATAAGATTAGTTTCTACAGCATAAATATCTTTTGAAGTAGGGTTTAGTATCATGTCTTTTAGTGGATTACACTGAGACAAATCTCCTACTGAACCAGCAGCTATAAACATTCCTGTAGTAATTAAACCAGATCTCATTGCTGGTCTCATATACTCATATGTCTGATCCATTTTAGGAGCAATACCTGCCTCCTCATGGAAGAAAAATTTTACTGGACCCCCTACACCATTTGTTGGATCTTTCTCAAATGACATACCTTGCATGGTACCTTTAAGACCAACTTCATTTTTTCTATCTCCTTTTCTAACTTCAATTTTTTGTTGCCACATCATTACTTTATGTGGAGTCATTGGTCTATACCAAGCTGTATGTTCATTTAAAAATGCAGCATATTCATCTAAAAATTTCCAGGATCCTTTTTCATTTATATAGTCTTTAAGGCTTGCTCCAATCTTTAATGTAACACCTGCTTCAAACCAAATCTGATTTAACAATTTGGCCATGTGAAAATAAGAAGAAGCTATCTGACGTTTTTTAAGAATAGCTACATGTTTATAGTTTAATTCTGCCAATAGTTCATAGAGTGCCATGTGATATTGTGCATCTCGTATTTTGGCAAAGTCAAATATTTGCTGCTCTTTATCAAATATTGGTAAGAAGTTGAGCCACATGTAGTAATCTCTTGTAATATACCAAATATGTTCTCCTGATTTATAGATGACTCCTCTTCTGCATCTAAGTTTTTGTTCATCCCAGTAATTGATGAAGTCTTTGGATTTAAAGGGAGACTCGCAGTAATATCCATTTTCTCTGAATTTTCTTGATTCAGAATTAAATAATAAGCTAGTTTCATTAAAATTATATTTACCTGGTTCTTTAAATTGATCTCTTAAAAACTTAGAAAATTCTTCTTTTGAAGAAAAATCTGTGATGGTCCAATTACCATTATCATAAGTTGGTATATTTTGAAATATTTCCATTATTGATCATATGCCATTCCTATGCCTCCGCGTACTCTACTTGATTGTTCTTCTTGAAGATCTTTATAGGCACCTTTAAATGATGCTCTAATTTGCTCAAAGTTTTTTGCAGCAGCTACAAGAGAATTAATATTACCATCTCTACCATGTGTAATAGGAGTAGTTTCCATATATCTTGCTAATCTATCTAACATAGATGCAATTCCTTTATATGCTCTAAATGTAGGTGTTTCATACATTTGCTGACAAAATCTAAGTGCTATACTAATATCTTCATCTTCAGTAGAAAAGTCAGCTTCTATTTGATTAAGGATTAAAGATTCTTTATCTAAATCTGGTGAATAAAAAAATGGATTTAAATCTGGATTAGAACACGTCATATAAAATAAATATTGATATATTTTTATATAATTATTGGGATAATTATCCATTATATCTTTAAGTGCCTTTAAAGTATAGCAGTGTTCAGTAGGAATTACTTTATCATTCTGTATGTCAAATAGTTTTACAATCATTTCTTTTTAATTT